TGTACATAGCTATCTGTTGTTTGGTGTCTGCTATCCACTGGTCACGATCTATGCCGTAAAATTTACAAGGTTTTTCATCCGGAGCAGCAATCATTATGCTGCGGCCCTGGCGACGCCATGGTGCAAATTTTTTGTAAGAGAAATAAGTATGCCAACGATGTTCGGATCTTGCAATCAAGTCATGATGTTGTAGATTGTTTTTGACTATTCTATGCCATAGCTTCCAACCATGAGGGTTGTGAGCTGTGATTTCGTTGCCAAAATATCCTGTGTCAACATAATAGAACGTTCTTCCGTCGTTCCAACAACGTTGCATGATCTTGTGCTTGAGTATGCCACGCAACACTATGGGTTCTAAACTGTCTTCATAGACAAAATCCTGTGTGGCAGTGGGCTTGCGGCCCATGCTGGCTGCTAGTGTGTTGATATAAGTGTCCTGACCATCTTTGCTGAGAAATATCATTTCATGTGCTGTTGACAATATTCGGTATAGATGCGCTCTCTATGCCATTCTTCCGATTGTGGTGTGTCGGCGAACTCGTGAAAACACGGTGTACCCAGTGTATAGTGCAGCAGTTTTGCATCTGGATTGGCTCCGTATTCATCTGGTAACCAATTCCATTCTGGCGCTAGCTCACCAATGCGATCATCTTCCAGCCATGAGAATCTATGCAGGAAACTGCCTGTGGATCGTTGTACAAATTCTGGAGTGAGTTTGCGATTGGGATAGGTGCTGCAATTCCAAAGTATCACACTGCTCCAGTTCTTTCTTGGATAATCTTCGTTCACACTGCCAAGGTATTTTTCTCGGCGTTTGGTTTTATAGTCGTGTTTGACCACCATGACATCCTTGCTCATGCTCTGCATATCCCAAAGCTCGGCTATGTCACCACGCACAATCATGTCACCATCAATAAAAATTGCCCAACCTTGCCAGCCCATGAGATAGGGCACCAAGAATCTTGTGTAGATAAAATGATTGCTGCCGTCTGTGTGCGTTTCTGTGTAGTCTCGAAACAGGTTCAATGCTACAGGAACAATGGCCACAGGAACGGAACTGTTGCGTATGATACTGTTGACGCAGGTATGATACGCAATGGCTTCTCTTGGGTCATAGCCTACAAATATTGGAATTGGTTTCATTTTTTACAAACTGATAATATGTATCTGCCGTGTCGATGATGTTTAACACTGCTGTAGAACTTATGCAACAGTGTGTCAATGGATGACTCAGTGTATGCTCGACGCCATTCCTTTTTGATCTTGACTGGCAAAGTCAAGATCACACAATTGTCAGCAGCCCGAACCGCATTGTCCAAGGCCTGATCAGGATTTTCTAAATACTCCAACACTCCTAATACAAGAGCAAGATCAAATTTTTGTTGAAAATCCAGTGGCGTAGAAATGTCAGCTATAATGTCTGCTGAATACACAATATCAACACCAAGATATTGTGACGGACGGACGTGCTCAAGCACTTCACAGTTACCGCATCCAAAATCAATTATGCTTATATTGTCAGGAATATAAGTTTTAACAAAACTCCAACGATCACTCCAGGGATTGGCCATAATGGGTCATCGGCGTTCTATGTCATTTTCTATACAGTTGTCACCAAACTGTATTTCAATCAGTTTCAATGGCTGATTAGTTTCGTTGCACAGTTGATGCCATTCATTGCGATTGATCCAGCAGTGCTGATGCACCACAAGTTTGCATTTGGGCTCTATGTCAGTGGCACGATTGAGGGTGTACACCGTGGCTTCGCCTTCGGCCACGAACCAAAACTCTGCTCGCTGATCATGACGTTGCATGCTGAGATGTTGTCCCGGCTCCACTGTGAGTTCTTTGAGTTTGGTTTCTGAACCAACTTCATGTAACACTCTATAATAGCCCCAGGTGCGATCAGTGCGCGGACTCTTCCAGTCCTGAAGAATCCAACTGCTACTGTTGGCTTTGTCTTCTCCGCCTACTCCAAACACAAACTCCACATCATCAAATACCATTTCAGGAATATTGTTGGCAGTTCTATCGCCGCCGTTGGCAAACACAATCTGATAGGCTGGATATCTTTCACGCACACGTTGGATGGCAGCCTTGGAGCTGCCATCACTGTCGTCAAAATCTATCACCCAGTCTACACCTTGCATGGCTGACAGCACTGCACCGCGTTCAGACCAGGGCATGAAAGGACGACCTTTTTTGCGTGTCAACCAATCATCACTGTTGAGCCCAACTACCAGAATATCACCTAGAGCGCGAGCAGCCTGTAGGTATCGCACATGGCCAGAATGAATGGGGTCAAATCCCCCGGTAACAATCACTATTTTCATGTTGATATTTATAGACGTATATTTCTACGCTAAAAACATTTTTTTAGCATATCATAATTTTTGTCTGGGCTCACAAACCATACATTGTCTGGCCCAACTTCAAAATTAGGAAAACGTTCGGACACTGCTTGATGAACTGCAGGAAAGTTGATATCGTGTCCTATGAACCATCCTGATGATTTGAGCTTGGGATTCCAAGCATCTATATCGCGAACTACAGATTTATAACTGTGTCCAGCATCAATAAAATAAAAATCAAGACTGTGATCAGGAACATTGCATGACACAATCCAACTTGTGCCTGGCAAAACTTTCAATCGTTCGCCGTAACGGTTTGCAACTGCGCTGTTGTAAAATTGTGAAATGTCTTTGTCGGCTGCCCACATTGTGAGAGCAGGATTTTGATCCAGCAGATAAAAACTGGTTCTGCCTGTGCGCACACCTATCTCTGCTCCCTGTGTCCAGCCAAAATGTTTGACCAAATCATTGATAAACATTTCTCTGCGATTGTGACCACCAACACTGTTGTATGTTTTAGGCACATACAATAATTGTTTGCCTGGCTTCATAGTGTGACGTCTTCCATGCCGGCTGTGCGCAGTCTCACAATGTGACCCATTTGCCACTGTTTGCTGTCAAGACCTTTCAACACGCCTAACCATTTGTTGCGAATCAGTGCAACTTCGTTGATAATGGTTTCCATGTCAATGACTTCGTCCTCGCCATCCACATACTTTTCAGCATCTCGAGCGCTGAGAGCTCGAGCATAGGCTTCAAGATATTTTTGAAAGTGAGTACGGCGAATCTTGCGCAGTCTGATGTTGAGGTATTCAAGCACTGCTTCAATTTCCTGCAGTTGATTGAATCTCTGTTCGGTGATGCCTGGCAGCTCTTTGATACGATGTTCCAGAACGCCGGAGATCTTGCAGTCGCGTTTGGCCTCCTGTAATTCACGCTCATAGTGAGCGATGAAATCAGGAATATATGATAAATCTTGAACTATTCGGCTATACCACATGGTCCAGCCATTTTACAAAACTTTCAGGGAATATGTCAAGTCTCAACTGTCTTCTACGAGCAAACTCCTTGACGTAGTTTTGACAATTTTGCTTTTGGACTGGAGTGGGTTCGATCATGATAGATTGTAGAATTAAGTTTTTTGCCTCAGGCGGTAATTGATCCACTGAGTCCAAAATGATCTGCTTGCTTTGATCATCCATGACATGCAGCGCCAAATAGTCAGGGTCTGTACAGGACGAAAAAGCCGCAGGCACCATGCCAGCCCAGTCAATGAATTTTTTCAAACCAAAAACTGTGACATTGCTGAGTACACTGTTGAAACTGAAGCTGATACGGCGTTGCTCTATGGCCTCGATGTTTTGTTCAAAACGTTTCCAAGAGTTGCCTGCGCGATTGAACTCATATAAGTTGTCGCAGTTTTCGGCACTGACCACTAGACTGACGTTGGGATACATTGACACTGTGTCAAGATCGCGCTGCAACCGCTTGTTGTCAACTCCAAGGCCTGTCCACACAGTGACAGGAATGGCAAAAGGCATTTGAGCCAAAAGATCCGCAAGATCGTTGTACAAAAATGGTTCTCCGCCTGATATCATGATACCACACAGTTTGCCACTGTGTACCAAAGTGCCAATTTCTTTTATCAACAAGCGACGATTGGCAGTGTCAAGATCGCGTTGGCTAACATGCAGTCGCACACGATCGCGATCATTCAGAATCAGTCTATCATCACGACCTTGCACAGTGTCATAGTCACCGTGTTGTTGTACTTCTCTAATCCAGGCTGTGCTATAGTGTTTGCAACAGTAACTACAGGTCATGTTGCAGTCTTTGCCCACCATGATGTTGAGAATCTCAGGATCACTGTGTAGCTCAGTGTGTGTTACTTTATCACTGTTCATGGTCAGTCGACGACTGGCCACGCCCTGTGATTCTGGTATCCAACATGTTCCGTTACAACTGGCCACTTGCAGTCCATTGAGCATGGCTGCTCGTTCAGCCAACAATTCAGGTGTGTTAAAAAGTTTTCCTGAATTGCTGCGTAACCAATCAAAGTTCACACGCTGTGGAGCAGCTGAACAGCAACTCTGCAGTTGACTTTTGTCAAGATCTACACTGAGCCACCAAAATTTTTGACTGCAATAGAATTTTGGGTCTACGTCACTCGTCCCAATCGGGTTCGTCATCGTATTCTTCTTCGTCTTCCTGTTGATCAAGATACGCAGCTAAAGCTCGTTTGATGTCAGCATCGCCTTTGAAAGCGTCACGAATGTCATCTGGGTCACAGTCATTGTCAATCATGGTGCTGACCACTATTTCTGCTGCTTCGGACCGATCCACTGCTGGAATTAAGTGTTTTAGTTCATCCCAAAGATCTGTTACCAAAACGTCAATCATTACGCCTCCTCTGTGTCTGGTGTTACTGTGTGGTCTTTGATGTTGGCAAAGTCTGCCATTAATTTATCAAGGCAACCGTCTTCGTTGCTTTCCCAGGCCTTGCGGAACTGTTTGATAACTTCGCCATCTGTGGTAGTAAATGCCAGACGATTACCATCTTTCTTGAGCAGGCCTTTTTTCTCAGCCAAGTCAACAAGGCCACTGTAGGGATTCATGCCTGTTTCATAGGGAATCTTGACCTGCACACCTTCAAAGGGCTTGGCATAACGAGTTTTCATGACCTTGCAGGCACTACGAATACCCATGACATCTGAAATCTTGTTGCCATCTTCGTCCTCTTTGAGCTTGAGTTTCTTCATGGCCACCACAATAGAGCTGGCATAGATAAAACCTTGGCCGCCTGAGATCTTGTCATCAGGATCAAACATGTCTTGACTTGCGTAAGTGTGATTGGTACACACCAGGCCCACATTGTAGCTACCAAACATGTTGACACAGTTACGAACCAGAGCTGTCAGGGCTTTGGGTTTGCGACCTAGATCGCCTTTGAGATCACCCGAGTCAAACTGATTGATGTCTGTGGGTGTCAGCAGCATGCCCAGGCTGTCAATCACAAACAGAACCTTGGGGCGTTCGCCGTCGGGCAAGGCCTTGTATTCTGCCATGAATGTGCTGATGGTTTTGGCCACATCGTCAATCATGGCCATGCTGAGTTTGAGCAGTTTGCTTTCGTCTGTGCTTACGCCTAGTGCATGCAACCAGGCTTCATCAAGTGCGTTTTCACTGTCAACCAAAACCACATAGATTCCTTGCTCTTGTGCATTCTTGATGATATTGCCGCTGCAGATATAGCTCTTGCCTGCACCTGATTCTCCAGCAAACACTGTGACTTTGCCCAGGGGTACTCCGCGGTTGAAGTCTCCGGAAATTAGATAGTTCAGTGCATAGTTGCCGGTAGAGATCCAGTCAGTGGGATCGTTAAAGCCAATTGATAGTCCATCAATGCTTTTGGTAATTTCTTTTCTAAATTTGCTTACGTCAAAGGGTTTAGCCATGTTTGTCTGCCTCAATAAAATTTAAAATACGTTCAAAATAAATTTGATGCTGCCTGGGTCCTGGGTGTGTTCCATCTTGTGCATAATCAACAAAACCTGCAGTTGAATTTTTTATCTCATCAACCAAGTCTATAAATCTTGGATACTGTTTCAGCAGTGCCGACATCCAGTTTATGTCCAATAGGTTCACTAGATAAAGTGTGACACCCAGTTTGTTGCAGAAGTTAATTACCTGCTGTACACTACGCAGGCAAAATAAGGTCTGTGTTTCGCTTTCAAAGTAGTCAATGTTCCAATACCTACGATCGCGATCCAGTCCAGTATAGGTGTTGACAGTTTCACACTGCATTTGCCAGTCTTGAGCATAGTCGACTCTACCAACATTGGTAAGTCCCCAGATCACAATATCGCCGGGCCGCAGATCTGCGGTCATGATTTGATCCGCACTCCACCAAACACTGGTGCCACCGCGAGCAAGATTGATCGACGACATGTCCAGAGCCAGTGCCAACCGGTTGCGCCATTTCTCATGGAGTTCAACATCCAGAGCTTCGGTCATGCTACATCCTGCTGTCCACAACACCGGTGAATCAACATGCCGCACAGATTCACACTCAAGAGCAGGGCACTGCCAGTCCACTGCAACGCCGCGACGACTCAGTGCATTGAACAGTCGGCCATAGGCAGCAAAGTTATCGTTATTGTGTTTGTCAAAGTCAAAGTTGACCAATTGCACATCACGTGCTGCCTGCACTGCTGATTCAATGTTGTTGTAGCCAAGGTCCTCCACTGTGGTTTTGAAATTCAACACAGTGCTGGACGCTAGCATGGCCGCAAGATTTCCTGCTGACAACCATTGAGCATCATTATCATGCCAGGCATGATATTGGTGACTGATGTATAGAGTGTCAATGGCCATACAACACCGGAAACACTGCCTGGCTGTTGCATCCACGACGTTGATCCAAGATGGCCAACTGTTTAAGACTGTGTGCAAAATTTTTGGTCACTGGAGTTTGCAGATATCTCAAAAGATTTTGGTAACTGTTTTCCAACAAGAAACCTGGATTGTCCTCAATGCGTCGCTGTAATTCTTTCACAACAGATTCTAACACACTGTCAGGCAAATGTCTAATGTTTAGATGATCTGGCTCCAATAATGCACCAATCACAAATGCATTGGCATGAAAGCCTTGGCAACGTAACCAATCAACACAGTCAAATATTGACAGTGGGTTCAGTAAAAAATGCAGCATGTTGAAAGTGATGCGGTGTTCCAGTTGTTGAATGTGTTTGAGATTGGTAACAAAATCATTCCAACTTCCTCCCCAACGAATGTATTCAAACTCATCGTTCATGGATTCTACACTGATGGTCCAATGTACATTTTTGAATTCGCACACTCGTTCAAACACTTGGGTATCCACCCGACTGAGATTGGTATTGATTCTTATGTTGACATCCGGATTCACTGCTGCCAACAGTTCTAAGTTTTCCTTCATCAACAGTGGTTCACCGCCGGCCAAATAAACATGCTTGAGATTTTTGGCCTGATCCAAGATCCACTGTTTGAAATTTTGTTGTTGTTGATCACTGGGGCGGGTTGGCCAAATATCCAGTTCACTGGCCCAGCGACTGCTGTATTCTGGACTGCAATACACGCAGGCAAAATTGCATAGATTGCTCCAGCGTATGTCAACAGTGTGTAGTTGATGTTGACCGGGTGTGTACAATTTGGGATTGACCTGTTTTAGTTCGCGAATATAAAAAACTCTGTCGCTAATTATGTTGAACCCGCGAGCATCAGCTTCAAGGTCTTTACAGGGTTGACAACTTGATACGGCTTGACCATTTACAATTTTGTTCTGACGGTCAAGATTTTCACCTGTGGTCAACAACTGCTCAATGTCATGATTGGCAATGTTGCCCACAGGTTCACTGCTGCGTATGCAGTTTTTGACAGTGCCGTCATGATTGTACATCACACCAGCCCAAGGCATGGGGCAGAAGTGTGGATTGGTCAACATGTCCTTAGGTGTCATAACTAGGTCCAAGGCTTATGTCATACACCTGCAGCGAAGGATCAGTGTCGTACAAAATGGCCATCAAGGTACGTGTCCACAATTCAAGATCAGCCGAGGGTGGCACTGTTTTTTCCGGAGTGGTTGCAATATCTCCTGGACGCACTAGGTAGATTTTCAATGTGGGATCAATCAGTCTCAACTGCCGCACAGACTCTTCCAGGGCAACTTTCTGTACTCGATACTGAGCCATGTCATACCCAGGCATCACGCTCACTGGATCCTGTGCCATCATGGTAGATATTACCACGATAGATTTGCCAGTGTTTTGCCAACGTTGTGCCACATTCCAAAGCAGTTGTGTCTGGGCGAATCCGCTTTGAGCATTGTTCACAAACACATCACAGTCGGCCACGGCATTGGTAATTTTTTCTGTGAGATGGATATTTTGGCCAGTTCTGCGACTCAGCCCCATGACCTCGTGACCGCGCTGTTGATATTCGCGAGCCAAGGCTTGGCCTATGCCATTGGTGTGTCCGGTTATGGCAATCTTCATTGCAGCAACTCCACGGGCTCACGGAAAAAAGTAAAGCTGGCCACAATTCTGGGCACACCCACAGGATCAACCATCTCCACACTATGAGCACGGCCACTGTTGAACACTATGGGCCAAGGCATGTCTAAAAGTTCGTCGCACAAAGTGATTTGATCTTGCGGTATGCCTGAAAGATCATGTACCAAATTACCAAACTGATTGGTGTGTTGTGGGCATTCTTGCAGCACACGAGGTTCAATGTGATACCAACGATTGGCCCAACCCACTGTGTTTAGCACAGGAAAATTGATTTTGGCCACCACCGGTGCTTCGTCAATGTGCAAGGGCAGCTGATCATTGTTTCTGATCACAGTGATCGCACTGTGCCTTGGCATCAGGCTCAGGCTCTTGAACCACAAACCCAATGCAGGCACATGTTGCAACAGTGATCTTGTATCTACAAAATTCCAACCAAGATCACCCGTGGTCAACACCGTGGTTTGATTCATCACAAAATCCAAAATACCTTGTGATATTTCTGTTTGTTGATCACAGTGCAGTCTAGCAAAAGATTTCACTATAATAGTCCTTGTGGTCAATGTTTCTCAGTTGATCTTGCTGTTGCAAAAATCTGTCAAGTTCTTGAGAGTTATCTCTGTCCACCGCAATCAGTGGCAACAGTGCCTTGCTTTGGCTGTGTGACAGACTCTGTTTGGCAGCCAAAGTAAATCTATTGCGGTAACGCACACTCAACACATCCGGTGTGTGCAGTAAAGCATAGCTGTGATTGCCTTGTACATGTTCCATGTATTCAAAAATTCTGTCCATGTCCATGACATTGAGCGCATTTACCGTGGTCCAATGATTTAGCTTGATTCCGGGCATGGATCGATACACTGATAGATTCTGTTCAAAACGTGTCCAGGCTATGGGCCAACGCACGTAGTCATGCACACGACCAATACCATCAAAACTCACTGTGACTGTTACATCCACACCACTGGCAGCTATTGATTCTAGTTCGTTGATGATCAAACCACAATTGGTATTGACTCTCACGCTGGTCACACTGGGTGGCAAATTTTGCAACAGTCTGCGATAGTTTGGACTTGCACTGGGTTCGCCGCCGTTGATATCAAGATGAACGATTCTATTCAAAGGCAATTGCCAAAATTTATTGCTATTGTCAATCATGACAAAATTTTTGCCGTGCAGGCTACCAATTTTGGTACTGAGTTCTTGACTGCAGAACTGACATGCACTGTTGCAAACATTGTCTAGCACACCACCAACCACAAGATAATCTGGTTGGGTCTGTTGTTGATGAAAACGTATGGCATGCACACGAATGCTGTCATTGCCCAGGCTTTCTGTTTCCCTACAGCGTTGACATTCTTCGGGCCACAACTTTTGTTTGATGTTGTACAACCATTCACTGTTGGACATTTCTGTGAGACTGTCAAACTCCGGAGCGCCCACCATGTGGCCGCAGCGGCTCACAGTGCCGTTGGGATTGAATCTCACAAAGTGATCAAGTCTTGGGCACCACATCAACGAGATTTATCAATTGTTTACTGCGTTCAAACACCAGATGATATAGTTCTGAGTGGTTGTGTACTTTTTCTATCAGCTGTCCAAAAGTCATGCACTGATTGACATGATCAAACACTATTTGATCCAGGAACATATAGAGTTCAAGGCGCTGCCAATCAAAATCTTGAATACGATTGGCCAGCCAGGCTGTGATAGGTTGTACTCCAGCATCACTGTTGAGATCAGTCAACTCACTGATCTTGTGCATGGGCTCAAACTGCAACAGTTGATTGCTGCCACCAAAGCTGGCAAGATTCATCAACCAAAAAAATTGTGGAGCATAGTGTCTGTTGAGAAACAGATAGTTGTCTACAAAATAAAGAATGGTATTGACATCTAGATCAGGATCCTTGCTCAACAGATGTTGTATGTAGGTGTTGACACCACTGTAAAATCTTTCGCGTGGGTCTCTCACAAACACCGTGATGGGCGCGGCAATGTTGGCTATGTCGTGATTGGTCACAGTGTTCCAACCACGGTCGGGCATGGTTTCATACAGGCTGCTGCGTCCACATTTGAATATGGGGTACACATAGCTCGAACCAGGTTCAATCTCAATCACCTCACAGTGATTGGGAAAAATAGTTTTGGTTATTTCATCAAGCATGTATTTCTAATTGTCTAAGCCAGTCACGGCTGAAATACCAGTCATAGTTGTGTTCTATGGTTTCCTGCTCTAGAAGATACAGATCATGCCATTCGTGTGGTTTCATTTTACTGAAACCCGACACCATTGACAGCAATTTTACCAACCTTTTCACTGGATGTGGTTCAAGATCAAAACTATAGTCAAAAATCTTTCTAAACAATTTGAATCCCCACACTGACTCTAGATGATGATGAAATTGCCAGGCACCATATGATGCCCACAGTGACTTGCAAACAATGGGATACATGGTTTTTTCTGTCACCACGGGATGATAGCTCAAGGTGTCAATTTCAGCCACCAACTGTAAAAAAGCCTTGTTGATACGCAGTGCTGCTGATTTGATCAAGGCACAGTGGTCACTGGGATCATGATATTGATCACTATAGATAGTTTGATAAAACTGCTCGGCCGCCGCATCATCGTCAGTCATGATAAATTTTCGCAATATTCGATCATGCTCAGGCAAATCTTGCGTGAGTCGCATGATGTTGCCATCTAGACCTTGCGCGGTATATCTAAAATTCTTGGTACTTGTGGCAGGATCAAACCAGCCCCATTTCCACATGGCTGCGGTGAGAAACTGTCGACTTTCCCGATTACCGCCCACCAGTGTCATTGCAAAAGTTTCCCATGATTTGTCAGTGGGCACATCGTGTGCATCCAAGAGGTTTTCATTGAACTTCATGGCACGTTCCGGACTGACCAAGTCTACTCTAAAATCAATGTTGGGATAGCGTTGACGCACAGTGTCATTGAACACATAGTAACTGTACAGTGTCAGGGGTCTGCCCAAATCCTGTAGTTGTTGTATGTATTCATTGCCACCGTTGATGTCAATGAAGCCTATGGAATCACTGTGATAAACAGTGTTGACATCATCAGGCACCTCAAGTGGATCCCATTCAAGATCACGCACTTGTTCTTTGCCAGCGTTGATAGCATGTTGACTCCAACTGGGAGGTTTGGTGTAAATCGCCTTGCTCATAAAATGACACAGGCGAGACATTGCTGCCTCGCCTGTTAGTGATTTACTGCTTTTGTTGTCTAGCGCGGATCATGGCCAGGATGTCTTCGGCCTTTTGAGTTCCAGCTGGTTTGGCCACTGGTGCCGAAGCCACTGCAGGCTCGTCTTCGTCCTCGGCCACAGGTGCCGGTGCTGGCTTGGCTGCCGGAGTCACCACCTTGAGTGCAGGTGCTGGAGTGTCCTCATCAACTTCGGCTGCGGTGTTTGCAGCAGTGCCGGCCGGTGCTTGCACCCCCGCAGGACGGAAGTATTGACCCCAACGCTCTACATCATAGGGCTGACCGTCAACGCTGGCTTCGAACATTTCTTTGATAACACGCAGCTCTACGTCTGTGGGCTTCTTGGGCAGGAATGTGCTCAAGTCATAGAGGCCATGTGCTTCAATTGCTTCAAGTTCTTCGGTCTGCAAGCCAGACTCTTTGCGAGCCCATTTGCTGGTGTTGTAGTCAGCATAGCCGCCTTTGGAGGTCTTGGCAATGCGGAAATCCAGACCACGCTGCATGTCAGTTGGCAGTTCTTCCAGTTCAGGATCCATCAAGGCCGACTTGATGATGGTAAACAGTTGCGGTCCAATAATGAACTTGCGAATAGGATTGTCCGGAGTCTTGTCATCGGCAATGGGATTTTCGCGCACAAAGCCTTGAAAGATATAGCTGCGTTTCTTCCAATACTTGCGACCCATTTCTTCTAGGCTCTTGTCTTTGAACCAAGTACGCACTTCTGCCAAGATAGGGCAAGCTTCGTTCCACATTTCCATGCAGGGCACTTGCACCATGACTTGTTTGGATTCCATTTCGCCCTTGACACCATTGAAGGGCAAGCGAATCATTGCTCGCTCAACCCAGAAAAAAGTGTTTTTGCTGTTGCCATCGGGCAGGAACCTGATCAAGGCGCTTTGGCCTTCTTCCATGTTCCAGTGTGGGTAAATTGATTTGTCTCCGCCTTGGGAGTTGTTTGAACCTTTGCTTTCTGCTGCCTGTAGTCTTGCTCGAATTTCTGCTAAAGATGCCATAGTAGTTTCTCCTTAAAGTTGCCTATGTTGTGTTGCCTATCTAAAAATTAGATCAAAGTTGCCTGTGAAACAAAGTGCAGACACGTATGTAGTATACGTGTTCTGCAAAGTTGTGTCAATGTTATTTAGTGCGATTGGGGAAAGCCAGTGATTTTATTCTTGCCAAAGGATCGCTAGACTCGTAATAGCTGCCAGTAATGGCTGCGTTGTAGTTCATGGGATCGTCATCCTCTTCCACAAAACTGTTGAGATTGTCACCTTCAGGTAAATCATCAATTTGTTGGTTAATCTTATTCATCATTTCTTGACGATTACCTATTTTTTGCATCAAAGACTCATACTCATCAATTGATGGAGCAAATGATTTCAATTTCTCATTGCTGGTACTGGGAGGCTCAGGACTGGTTGCTGTTGTTGGTGTTGATGAGCGTGTTGCTGCTGTGTTGGGGACAGCAGGAGCAAATGATTTCAGTTTCTCAATGCTGGCACTGGGAGCCTCAGGACTGGTTGCTGTTGGTGCTGGTGCCATTGAGTCTGATGCAGGCGTAGATGTTGACGTTGGTGTTGAGGTTGTTGTTGAAGAAACCGGTGCCTGTCTTGCAGCAATCTTGTCAAGGGTATCACCTGCCTGCACAGTGTAACTGCCGGCGCCGCCAGGCAACGTAAGAGTTTGACCGACTTTGATTTTGTTAACGTCAGCCACGCCAGACAGTTTGGCAATTTCTTGAGCGCCAGCGGTGCCTTTGTAGGTTGAAGGTGTTTTGGGAGCGGCTGGTGTTTTATTAGGTGCTGCTGCTGGTGTTTTGTCTGCCGCTGCTGGTGTTTTGTCTGCTGCTGGTGCTGCTGTTGGTTCTTTGTCGGCCGCTGGTGCTTTGTTGGTTGCTGGTGTTGCGTTTCCACCACCAGACAAACTAGATACCATGGCAAGTGGTACCCCTGCGCCAATCACCAATCCGCCAGCTCCTGATGCTATGTTGGATAGTTTTCCTGGTGCTCCAGGTCCTGGAGGACGCGAACCAGCAGTCATTGATTGCGGGGCGGCCAAGGCTGGCGGCTGAACCTGAACGGCCTTACCCATGAATTTTTCAGGCTGACGTAGAATAGTCCCGCGACCGGTGCCGCCTAGACCTATGTCAATATTCATTGGCGATCCTCCGCGACCACCTAGTCCAAATGTGCCGCCGCCACCACCGCCTGAGCCGCCGCCAAAACCTCCGCTGGCGCCGCCTTCCCAAGGCACAAGATTTTGTTTGCCAAATTCCATGCTTTTGTTTTCTGAAACCCCATCACGTTCGGTATTGCTTTGGACCTGATCTGGTGTTTGATCAACATTGAGACTCACGCCCAACTGTTGCAGTCGGGCCTGTACTTCGGTGTCGTCCCAGCAGTTGGCATTGGGATCTTCTTTGGCCAGTTCTTGTAAACGGTCAAACAATCGATCATCACCTATGATATCATCCAACTGTTCAGTGGCATTCATGGCTCCGGCGCCGACCATGAGTGGTTCGCTCATGAGTTGCTGTAACTTTTCCCACTTCTCAGGAGTGTCTGGCAAGGCCCAGGTTCCTTCTACCAAGCGATTGGCCCAGCTTTCAAAAATTTCTGCTTCTTTCATGGTGTTTTGCCTCAAACGTGCTAAGAGAGGCAAAGCAGCCTCTATTCTGTAATCAAGTGTCTGTTCAATAAACATGGTCTTGATTGAGTCAACCAGTTCCTCCTGCAGAGTGATTTCGGCAGGATGCCATGTTTCAAAATAATTCTTGTACCCGGACGCGGTGCCCAATCTCCGCATTGATTCTCTAAGTTCATTGTAGTAGTGATGTGCTGTGTCAACCAATTCTGCTGTTACGCCTTCCAACACATGTCTGGCACTGGCGCGATTGAATCTTGACAACACAGCTATTTCATTGACCATTTCTGTTATGTGGCTGCCACGTATGTCGTATGGCTTGCCGCCTTGACGAACATGCTCTAACATTGCCTTGGCGCCTGCAAGGTTTTTGTACTGCAATTTGTAACGCTCGCCTTCACTGGTTTCAATGAAAATGCTTTCAATGTAACGATGTCTAGCATCATTTTCGCCCAAGAGCTTGGCATGATTTATGACCAAACGTGCTTCAGTGGCCTGTCCCATGTAACTGGTACGACGATTGCCGTAATAGCCCTCAAACAGTCCTTCCTTGATTGCGGCCATGCCACGCATGGTGTGCTTGAGCTTGCTGATATTGGTGGGGGTCCAGTCCCAGCGATTGCGCTTGGCAAACTCTCCCAACTGAACGAGAAAATCAAAAAACTCCTGCTTGTCTTCGGGATCGTCAATACCGCGTCCAAGGTTATCGCCAAAAAATCCTTGGACAGTCCGTTGTTTTTTCTCGTCGTTGAGTATCAGCACCATGCGACCATAGTTGTTGCCACTGCTGGCCACATAATCAAAGCTGAAAACTTTGGCATTTTCTGCGTCGCTGTCCATGCCCTGAGCATCTTTTATTTCAATGTCAAAGTCACGAGTGGTCAGCAGATCTGCCAACTTGGTGGATATATTTTGTTGTGCCATGATTCTATATTTAGCGCATGATACTGATAAACGGCATGGGTTCAATCACGTTGTCACTGTGATCTTTGAGGTGAGCGTCAAGATCACTGTGATAGGTTTGCAGCAGCATCAGCATGCGCACTGCCAACAGCGAAGACATCACAAGATCGTCTGTTTCCCCGGGCTTGGCTGCGTAGCTGGTACCCGAAGCCACAAAGGTTTTGAGTTCACTCACCAGGGGACGACTAAACAATTTCATGCGCCCGCTTTCTACCAAGATTTTGAACTTGTTGCAGGCAGTAAGCTTGGCCTTGTGAGTGGTGTTGAAACCTTTGCGGAATCTACGTCCGCTGCTGCCAACCACACTGTTGTCGCTGAGAAAGTAACCAGGAATGTTTTCTTCCCCATATTCTGCAATGCTCAAAAGAGCAGCTTCGCCTATGGTGTTGTTCTCCACGCTGTAATAGACATTTTTAGAATCTTTTATCACAGCATGTATTTCTTTAACAATGTCCGCCAAGATACGTATCTGGCTGGGTATGTCAGTGCGATTGTGGCGCCATTCTGCCACTTGTTCTGTGGTGCCTGCTTCAAACACCTGTATACCAGCAGGATCACCTCCGGTGCCTAGACTGGGATCAAGTGCCACAACATATATGGCGTTTGGCTTGATTTCTCGGTACCAACGAACTTGACCAGTTTTACGCACAGGCTCTGTGCCTTCGAGATCCATGAGCTTGATGGGTGAGATGAGAGTTTCATCGTTGATAACAAACTCGCAGTCCATTTCTCTGCGGAAACGTTCATCGCCCAGTTGCTGCCGTTGCTGTTCGCCCCAGCTGTCGTCGCGCTCAGGATGTTCGCGCCAGTAACTGCGAAACGCCTTGAAACCATTGATGCCAAGCTCGGTTTGATTGCCGTGTTCGTCCTCGCACTTGTTGGCGCCCTTCCACAAAAAAGCAAATTGATCTTCGTCAGAGTTGGGAGTAGAGGTTATGATTGCCTTACCACCTGTGGCCAAGGTAGGCGAAATAGAAGTCCAGAATTCTTTGGCTATGGTAGGTCGCACAAACGCAAATTCGTCAGCGTACAGCAGCGAGATACTCATGCCTCGTCCCGTGGTTTCTGTTGTGGTCTGACTCACAATACGACTACCATTGTCAAACTCCAGGCTGCCTTTGTTGTAACTGGTGCTGCCTGCTCTGATGTGATTGGGACACAGTTCATAAGCATAGCGAATACGTTGCATGATTTCCTGTGCGCCAGTATATTTGTGTGCTGCAATTAAAATTGTTGAATCAGGCACAAACATTGCGTACCACAAGAGATATCCCGCAGCCGAAGTTGACTTGCCTGTCTGTCGCGGCATCAACGATATTGAAAATCTGTAGTTGTGATAGGTCTTGATCAGTCTGTGCTGATACTCAAAGGGATGATACAGCATCTTGCCGCGTGTGGGGTGCTGTATGTAGAAAAAGTTGTCTAGGAAGTAGATAGGACCGTCCACAGGATCTGCACAGCGGCTGAATTCTTCTATTTGTTGTTCTGTGTAGACTTCAAAGCGATGTGGCGCTTTGACCAACACAGTTTCCATGAGATTGGGTTTCATTTTATTGCACCAAAAAATCTAGTTCTGGCCATAGGGTTTTGAATTGGCCAGCTGTGTCAGGATGATACAATTCTTCTGTGATTCGTATATGATCACGAAACGCCTTGGTAATTTTGGTCACAGGTGCAGAAATTTCAGCATACTGCTTGATTGCGGCGGTGAAAAACTGTTGTTCTTCCGGCGAAGCAAGCCCAGAATCAAGAAACCGTTGAGACTCTTGCCGGGCCAATTCAGCCACTCTTGAATCGTGTTGGAACGGATCAAGATATTCAGGTTGAAACAAATTTTGCCACTTACATGTGAGTTGGTTGTCAGCTAGGTACTGTCTAAATTCACACACTCTTGTGGCATTGTACAAATTGTAAACAGCATGCACACCGCCCCAGTGGCCTTGTGATCGCATCAGATGTTTGACTAAATCGAGATTTTTTTGCATTAAGTTCCAGTCGGATCCATGTCTAACATACTCCAGTCTTTGGTCTATGTTGTCAAAGCTTATACTCCAGCCCACTCGGTTTCGTTTGGATAATTTTTCAACTATGCGATTGCGTTCAAAATCAACATTGAGATTAGTGATCAAGGTAATGATCACCGACTCAGGCACCACATCCAACAATCTTTCATTTTCAGGCAACAGCAGAGGTTCTCCCCCCACCAGAGCCACTTCGTGAATGTGTTGGCCATGTTTGGCAATGAAATCACACACACTGTCAAAATAGGGTCTAGTACCACTGCGGAATGGGATGTGTTTGATTGAAGCCCACTTGCTACTGCAGGCTTCGCCGCAGTAGTTGCAACTGAGATTGCAAGTGGTGTTCCATCTCACATCCACGATCACCGGATAGTGATACAGTTCACCTGCTGTGCTGTAATCAAAATCAGGATTAACGGCATTGTGCCATTGACGTTCACCGTCTGCCCCAAAACGTTCTGCTTTAACACAGTTTGTGCAATAACTGTGTGCTTGACCTTGTGATATGCTGCGGCGAATTTCACGCATGACTTCGCCATTGAGGATTTCTTCAATAGTGCTGTTGTTGAGATTGCCCAGCATGTTGGGATTACCAGCACAACAGGTTTTTACGTCACCGCGAGGATTGATATGTAGACCGCGCCAGGGCGCTGCACAAAAGAATTTGGACATGTAGTTATTTACATGTCCGTTTTTAGGGTGTTAGTTAATTGCACCAGCTCTGTTTGGCTTCGCCGTAGTATTCTCTGGCAAATCCATTGGCAATCAACATAGAGCGTAGGCTTTGCCCATCCAAGATCATGTCACCCAACACACGACCACCAAACTTATCCCAACCGTAAAGTACAACTTGGCGCTTGAGTGATTTAGCTACCGCATTTTTTGTAAAGGCAGTGGCAGCTTCGCCTCGCTGTGCTTCACTGGGGCACTGTGCTCTGTGACCTTTTTCTGGCGTATCAACACCAAATACTCTAACAGCCAACTCTGGCTTGAGTGGTGCTGGTAAGAATGGTGCTGAAATAACCACAGTATCGCCGTCGTTGACTCGCACGATCTGTGCGTCATATGTAACACCCTGTGGTGTTTTTTGTGCTAGTGCTAGTGCTGGAACTAACAACAGAGTGAGTAGTAGTTTTTTCATTTTTGTATTTAGGCTATCTGATATGTGCCAGAGATGTCAAAGTGTGCTCCGGATTGCCAGGCACCGGTAGCGGGAGTGTTGAATTTCCAGACCAGGTCTGTGGTGCTGCCAGAATAATACAGTTTCATCACTGTGGTGCTGTCTGCGACATCCGTGATGCCGGCGATGTGATACAGGGCCGGGGAACCTGCGCCTGCTGTTTGATGCAAAGTGCCGCCAGCCAGTCTGAATGTGTTTGCGGCTGGTGCGGGCAAGGTGATCTGATAACCAGTGCTGCCAAAGTTGGTGACTCCTGTGAAATCAAAATACACATGTATGAACATCAAGGGACCCATACGCACATAAGATGCTGTGGCTGTGCCGCCGGCAAATGTGCCGGATCCATCAGTGAACTGGGGATTGAATACTGTGCTGCTGGTAACGCCAGATCCGTATGCTACCAAATTCAAGTTGCCGTTGGTGTTGCCTACATAAAGATTTTGCGTGAGTTGGTCTACCACAAGTTCGCTGGGTCGAGCTACGCCGTTGTATTCGCCAACAGTTTCTTGTGCGTTGTCTTTCATCACGGCACGACTGATGCCTGTTATGTTGTCGTATGGTGGTGGCGGGTTTGCCATTATCTTGGGTATCCTTGAAAGGGTCTGATCGGACTTTGAGTTGTCACAAAGTCAGGTTCTGCACTGTCAGGGGTGCTGACCAACTTTTTCCCGCCCTGGGTATCAGTCATAGACAGTGCTGTATCAATCACATCCTCAATGCCAGAATTCATGCCTGATATCACGGCATACTTGCCAAATGCAGCTTCAGCTGACCATTCTGGCATGAATGGATTCACATCATCTTTACGATAATCGCTGCGAGCACGAGCAATGGCAACTCCTGTGCGATAGGTACGATAAGGATCACTGGAACTAACACCGGGCAACGAATATGTATATCGCATGGGCTCAGCAGTTTCGGCTGGTAGCTCACGCTGTTCTTTGATGAACTCTCGGGCTCGCATCAGTAGCCCCCAAACGGTTTGATAGGGCTATCAACGTGTGTGGATTTGACTTCTTCTGACTCTAGGTCGCCATTGTTCAAGTCTGTGTACACTGCTCCTGCTGCTCGGAAAGCCTGTTTGAGCATGTCTTGTTCAATTTCTGTGTATGGATAAGCGCCTCGTCGTTTGCCTATCCAGGATTTGGCATCCATGTCAATTTCGCTGCCATCACCGTTGGCCATGGCCACAGCCATCATCACACGATTCAGTGTGTAATCACTATTGGTTTGTTCTCCGTCGCTGAACAAAACTAGACCTTTGGTGGCTGACTGCCTACGATGTCCAATTTTGCCATCACGTTCAAAAACAAATTCTTTGGCTCTCATGTCAATGCATCAAAAACTACCAGTGCCGCGTGATCCTGCCTGTGCCGAACTAGCTGTGCCTAGTTCCTGCGCAGTGAAATTGGCACCCGCAATGGTTAGCTTGTTGCCTACACCAACATAGATATCTTGACGTGAGTTGGCTGGTACACTCACTGCATTGCTGTAGATGTTGCCTGCGGAAAAACTGCTTTCAGCGTTGGCAACCACTCCATTGCCAGGTTGAACATAGGTCAACTGCACTGCTTCTACTTGAAAAGTCACAGCAGTGTTGCCAGTAGAAATTCTTGCTTTGTCAGTGTACCAGGCTTGATCAGAAACACTGGTGTAAACATTTGCTTGTGCCATTAGTTGTTTTCCTTGTTAGGCTGAGGTGGCACGTAAGGCTGATACAGATTGCGTGTCTGATCCAGTACTCCAGGGATATCTACCGGAGTCTGTTTCACTGTGGCTGGTGCCGGACTGTGCGGATTTTGCTGCACAGGAAAATCTTGATTGTTGTAGGGTCGGTATACCATGATATTCTCCTTACCAGGCGCGGCAACTCCAGTACCGTGCTTTCCAGCGCGGTCCAGGATTGTCGCAGTTGTGTCGAGCTCTAAAACTTTTGCGTCGTGCAGGGTTGCTTTTTTTGATTTTCATGGTCTTGTCACCAAAATTGACTTTGACCACGTTGCCCTTGGGACCGCGCACATATACCTTGGATTTCTTTACATCACCTGCCATGGGCTTGCCCAAGGAAACTTCGCGTCCTTGATACTTGGCTTCGTTGCTTTGAGTGCTTTTCCAATCATCAAAGCTGGTGCCAGGCGGTACTTTGAGAAATTTTTTATCTAGTGAAAACTTGTCAAGATCCGACATTGAACCACGAGAAATAGGAGTGCCTGCATGTCCTTGCTGTGCTCTAAGTCTGCCTTGTTCCAAATCTTGTGTGGTTGCTGTGGCTGGTTTGACTCCGGCCTGGATATCGTCAAGATCAGCAAATGCAGCCTGCGCTCGCTGACTCAGCGTTGATTGCTCCAACAAACCGTAGCCCTCAAGCACAGACATGGTTTTGTCATCAGCATGCAATACGATACCATCTTCGGTTTCTTCTAACACGTATGTTTCCAGCAAGAATTCTTCGCGGATGTTGATTGCAAAATCATCACCCGCTACTGGATTGTAGAAACTGTGTTCGCTTTCAGCTAGATATTCTTGGAACGATTTCATATCAGTCTCATTTATATTGCCACAAACGTTTCATTTCAGCCAAACTTTCACTGAATTCATCTCGTAGAGCGTCATCGTTGTAGACACCATAGCCATCAGTCTTTGATTCATCATTGAAACGCCAGACCATGACATTCTCACCGTCTATATAGCCACGCACTTCCATGCCATCATCGCTTTCAACTTCGTTGTCAAAGTGATCTGCTTCAAACTGACCAAAGAAATCATCGCTGCTGGGATAGAATTCTCCATCGTCGGCTTGCAGATCTTCCTTGACAGATTGCTTGGCATCATGTGCTGCCTGCTTCATGGGCTCGGTCTTGTTGCCATCATTGTCAAGATCAATATAGTCAGGCTTGGCTGCTTCTTTGGTAATCGCAGATTGATCGTCCTTGCCAAATCCAATAGTCACGTTACGTGGTCCACCAACACGATCGTCTGGAGAATGAATTGGCAAAGGAAGTTTGGATTGATCCGGTGCTTCAGGTTTTTTGGGTGGAGGGAAAGTTGCGCTCACTCTACCTGTTGCAGGATCCTTTTTGATGTCAGGACCGGTTGAGTCCATTTCTCCTTCCATGGCAGGTTTTGTGGGATTCTTAATAAAATCTTTCAAGCCCTGCATCACACTCTTGTTGGTATTGTTAGTAGGATTGAGCTTTTCTTGTGGGCTCAGTGCGTCCTGTCCAATAGGGTAAGGGTTTGCAGTTTCCTTGATACCAGCACTGGCACGCATGCGACGCAGTTCGTCCTCGTCTGCACTGTGTACTGCTGTGACAGGCACTGTGGTTTGACCATCGCCGGCCACATCAGTCTTGGGCTTGTTGAGACCGCCTGAATACTGTAGAGCATCCATGCTGGTTTCTGTGTTGGTGGGCCAGTCTGGCTTGTTTTCGTCTACCATTTCTGAGTTACCGCAACCACACGGACTTGATCCGCAACCGCAGCCAGAATCTTGACCGCCTACGCCGGCCATTTTTAACAGTGCTGCTAATTTCATGGCATCTTCGTCAGTGGCTGTCACAGTTAGACTGCGTCCAGGACCACCGTTGCTGTCACTGTTCATGTTCATGCTGAGGTTCATGCTCTCAGCAATCATGGTCTCTAGCTGACGATTCCAGTTGTCATAGATACCTTTGCCAAATTGGAATCCACCCTTGCCGGCTTTGCCGCTGGTGGGAGCTGTGGCCACACTACCTGCTGTGGTAGTTTCTTCCACTTCTTCTTTCTTTTTGCCTTTCTTTTCAGGCAGACCTTTGTGCTTGGTCTTGGCAAAATCTTCAACGTCGCCTTTCTTCATGGTCTTTGCTACTTTTTTCAACTCTTTGCTTGCGCCAGGAATCTTTTCGCCTTTTTGCATGGCATGTGCCATGCCCATGAAACGTTGTTGTCGTCTGCTCAGCGACTTTTCATCAAGCTTTTCCATGTCGTCACTGTCATGACGCTCTTGATCCATGTAGTCGTTGCTGGTATTGATGAACTCTAGAGCCTTGGTAATCTTGCTCTGTACCCACTCTGGCAGATCTTGATCATCGTCAAGGATGCTGGACAGTTCCTGCGCTGCCTTGGTCAAGGTGTGCAGTTGGTCCTTGGCCATGTCGCCTTCTTGATCGTATTCGCCTTGATCCATGACATCATCAGCACCTTCATTCTTGGGTTTTTTGTACACATCAACCGGACCATGCTTGCTACCTTTCTTGGGCAAATGCACTTCATCTGGTGGCGAAGGCAATTGGTCACCTTCGTCCATCTTGTGCTTGATGCTTTTGCCTTTGAATGACTTGGGAGGCTTGCCCACACCCATGGCCTTTGCCAAGGGATCATCATCATACTTTTTCACAGCACCGGTTTCGTCACTGCCTTTCTTGGGGCGGCCTCGACCGCGCTTGGCTTCAGGCTGCTTGGCTGATTTTTCATCACCTTCTTCGTCGGTGTCAAACTTGCGACCATAACCGCCTGCACCGGCTTTGTGAACAACACCGCGTGCGGTTTTTTCTACAGCTTCGTTTTTGGATTTGCCTGGATGCTTTTTGCCACCCATTTCGTCCTTGCCAAGGCGACCAGCAATCACATCACCTCTTGTGATTTTGTCGTAGGGTTTGGCATTGTTGGCCAGATTGCCATCATTGCCTTCTTCGCTCAATGCGCCTCTGATGTCACCTTTGGCCAATTTCTTTAGTGGACCGCCAATGTCTTTGGCAATCTTTTGACCAACAGTCTTTGGTTCAGCACGACGTGTTGACAAGTTCTTTTCGGCTTGATCAGCACGTTGTTGTATGCCCATTGAGCGAACCTTTGCATCCATTTCTAATTCTTGCGGATGTGGTTTTCTGTCTTCGTTGAGCTGCTGTGGATTATCAGAAATTGCAGCTAGTTTTTTGTTGAGATCGTAAAAAAATGACATGTTATCCTCTTGGGTTAGCGCCAGTGGCAGGCTTGGGTGGTCGTTTGATTGTGGTCATGGGACTCTTGGTACCCAGTGGCAAATCATTTGTGGTCTTGGCTGGCGGTGTCTTTCCACCTGCCACAGTGAAGTCACTGCGATAGGCATTTTTCAACACAGCATGGTCATAGGGTCCGGTTGCATAATCTTTCTTGAGTGCTCGCTGTTCGCTGTCTGGGGCAGGATATTCTGTATCCTTCAAGAGATCTTTGTTTTCATCGTCAATCTTGTCTGACTCGTCGCGCAGACTATCTTCGTAACCAACAGTGTTCATCACGATGCGATTGGGATCAAAGCCCATGATCTGAGCAATCTGTTTGATCTGGGGTTCAATGGCAGGATATCTAAACTCCACATCAACGATGCTCATGCTTTCGTTGGGGAAAGCTGGAAAGTCTGGATTGACTTTTCGCACTGGTGTGGTCTTGGCATCTGACATTTTGATCACGTCAAACTGCGCCAACTTTTCTTTTAGTTCACGTACAAATCCAGCAGGTACATCACCTACCATTTTGATACGATAACTGTAAGTACGTTCAGATTCAGCAAGGTATTTGGCAAATGTTTTCATATCAGTGTCCTATTCCTTATTTATTCTTTTTCAGCTTTTTGATCTTTACGGCCCAGGATTCGCTCCAAGAGATCGTTGCGGCTCAACACCACGCCGTTGCCTTGCTGTACAGGCGATACTGCGCCAGCGTCGCCGCGAGCGGCCTGTTGATCCAAACGCATTTTCTTCAACTGGAGATCAATCATCTTGAGTTTTTTGTCTAGCTTGGCTGTCTTGGCTGTGATGGCATGCCCCAGCATGTTGCTGGCCACACCAAATATCTCGCTGGCAAACCTTGAATCCACCTGCATGCCCAGATCCATGAGATCTTTGTAGCTGGCTTCAGCCATGATGGCCAAATTATCCATTTCTTGATCTGTGGCCTCTAGCCCGCGCACGCCAGGCAGCGCAGCATCAATCTTGTCAATGGTGGCATCAATTTCCTTCAGAGTCACACGGTTTTCTGCCAAGTCGGGTATGGCAGCATCAATTTCTTCAGGGCTGGGAGGTAAGTCAAACAACTGTTCAAGTTTACGGGTCATGCCGTATTTAGCGGCTATTTGCGCCCGTTTCTAAACATGTCGTCTTCGGTGATGACTCTAAAATGTAGGCCTTGACTGCGGCACCACTTGGTAGCAGCGTCCCATTTGGCATAGTTCACGGCCACTGCGGCACGATCACGCACACTCTGTTTGCTTTCAATCACACTTTGTTTTTTGGGTTTGATTTCTATCACTTCGGCTCGCACAGTGTTGTCTTTGTTGCGATACATGATGAGAAAGTCAGGCACGTAGATGGTCTGTTTGCCAGTGAGTGGATTGCGATAGGGAATGTGTATGCTCTCGCTGGCCCACTGCAACACATGGTCATTGAGATCGCAAAATCTCATGAAGCTGAATTCCCAGCCCGAACGGTAACGTGGAGTGTTCTTACCTACGTATTTGTTGGGGTTGACAATTTGATAGCTGCCCTGTGCCCACTTGCTCATTGCAGTACCAATTGCTGTGCGTAGAAGTTAGGCTGCACTGCAACTTGTACGCCCAACAAGGTGGCACGATTTCTGATGAGATTGAGATAGTACGCTAGGTTAGCAGTGAGATTAATGCCAGTGCCGTTGTTTTCAAACTCTTGCAGCAACACCAAGGGTGCAATGCGAGTGTCCTTGGCCACCTGAAACAGACTCACTGTGAAATTGCCGGCAGTGATGTCATTGTCAATCTGGCTTCTAAAATAACTGTATACTAGATCATATTCATTGGCTGGAATTGACAGTTCGTTACGATAGAACGTGTCAAACACTCTCACGGTTTGATCAATGTTGCGGTTGATTTCGTTGATACTTGCCATGTCTATCAGTTGGTTGGCGGATTGGTGGCTGTGGGGAATACCCGACCACCGTTGTTTCTAATGCCTTGCGACACTGCTTGTGTGCCCAAGCCCAAACTTTCACTGGTAGCAATGCTGGCCAAATCAGCACCTTTGAAAGTGTTGTAAGTGGTGCCGGCCTTGAGCGCAGCACCAATCAAGCCAGCCGGACCACCCTGCTGTAGATCTTCCAAGATACCGCCACCAGCATCCAACAAACCGCCTTGACCAAAAACGTTGCGTTGTGCGCCTGGTGTGGCCAATGGACTCAGTGTGGTGTCGTAGTGCGCGGGATCTGCGAAACCCTGTACATTGATACTGGGACGACTGGTGCCCACTACTGTGTTGTAGTATTTCACTGTCTCATAGGCAATGGTCATGGTGTTTTGCATGGTACCACTGCTTTCGTAATAATTGTATGTGTCATGCCCAAATCGTGTGATTATGGGATTTATCAAGATATATGTGGCTGCTTTTTTTTGATCCAACCCATAAATTCTTATGTCTTTGAAAAACGGAGGTTTGCCTGATCCGCCTGGAGTCTGGCCATCGTTGAACGCTTCGCCAATGAAACCCCAATCATAGTTGGTCTGTGTGTGGTCGTATAGATTGCGCGGCCAATTGCCTGACCCTCTTACCTGCACCTGATTGTTGCCTGGACTGCCGTTTATAGCCGGAGCGTTGGTATAGGGCTGCGTTGCGTCTTTGTAGTAGTATGAGTAATAATTGTACCACAGCAATCTACTGTTGTCGCCAGCGTCGTCGTGAAAAGTTATGGATATTGGTTCGTATTGAATCTGTGTCTGCACCAGTCTTTTGCGGTTGTACTGATTCAGTGTTTCGTGTTTGATATTGTACTGAGGCAGTGTGATTGATTTGACAATATAACTTAGATTGTAAATGTCACGTGTGGCAAATATACTGTTGAGTGCAGGAATTTCTGTGTTGATGGTAAAACTCACATGATACAAAAATTTGTATCTGGGCTTTAATTCAAATCCGTTGGTGGTAAAGGTCTTACTTGCGTGAGT